ACATACAGTCAGCTCGCCACTGTTTGCAAAACGAGATAGAAGAGTGTATGTTAAGAAGAATCGACATTATAGGCCAAAATGGTAACGATGGCCTTCATTACGATATTGAAGTTAACGATGAAGAGACCTTATAAAAGAAGATCAAAAAAACGCGGGCCAGTTCAAGCAAAAAAAATAACATACGACGGTATTAATTTTGCTTCTGGCCTTGAGCGTTATATGTACATGGGTTTAAAAAGAGCTAAAATTAAAAACAAATATGAAGGTGAAACTTTTGTATTGTTAAATGGATTTCACTTTGAAAACAAATGTTATGCAAGACAGGCGAATGGAAAAGGAGAATACAAAGACAGAGGATCAAAACGTATACTACCTATTAAATACACTCCAGATTTTATTGGTGACAATTTTATTATTGAATGCAAAGGTAGGGCTAATGAGTCTTTCCCAATGCGCTGGAAGTTGTTTAAGAAGCTAGTTACAGAACAGTTTCCTGAATATGTATTATACAAACCACAAAATCAAAAAGAATGCGACGAAACAGTAAAATTGATTCTGGAAAATCAAAAAAAATAGCTAGAGCAAAATACAAAGAACGTCAAATTGACAAATGGATAAAGTGGAGTATTGATGTTAAAGGTTACGTCAAGTATAAACATCTAGTGGATTTACAAGAACGATATAATATTAAAGTTTATGGCTAAGTTAGCTTTATTTAAATACATTAAAAAAACAAAGGTGCGTAGGCCTGGGGTCCACGCTAAAACAAGAAATAGTAATAACAAACAAAGTAAAAATTATGTCAAAAAATACAAAGGGCAAGGCCGGTAAAGATTGGTCATTAAGTTTAGGAACATATCCAGGTATATTATTTGGTATACGTACATACCACGGTGATACACATTCTCAAACTGTATTTTACTTACCGTTTATTGATCTTGCTTATGAAGTTGAAAAGTAATGGGACTGTTTGATGAGCGCATAGCGTACAAACCGTTTGAATACCCCGATTATTATACAGAAGGGTGGCTTAAACAAGCACAGGCATTTTGGTTACATACTGAAATACCTATGCAAAGCGATATAAAAGATTGGAAGGAAAAATTAAATGATAAAGAGAAAAACTTGGTCGGAAACATATTACTCGGTTTCGCCCAGACAGAGTGTGCGGTATCAGACTACTGGACACAGAAAGTTGTCTCATGGTTTCCTAAGCATGAGATACAACAGATGGCTATGATGTTTGGCTCGCAAGAGACAATACACGCTGTAGCTTATAGTTATTTAAACGAAACATTAGGTCTTGAAGATTATGAAGCTTTTTTACACGAGCCGGCGACTGCTGGAAGGTTTGACAATCTGGTTAGTTATAGTGGTACCGATCCTGTCGGGATTGGTCGCTCTCTTGCTATCTTTAGTGCTTTTGCTGAAGGGGTTAGCTTATACTCTGCATTTGCTGTACTCTATAGTTTTCAGTTAAGAAACTTATTGAAAGGTATAGGTCAACAAATGAAATGGAGTGTACGAGATGAGTCGCTTCATAGTAAGATGGGCTGTAAACTTTTCCGCGATATGTGCAAAGAAACACCTGGTTTATTAGAAGATTGTCAAGAAGATATAGCCGAAGCTGCTAAAACAATGGTAGACTTAGAAGAAAAATATATTGACAAAATGTTTGAAATGGGTGATATTGAAAACTTAAAAGCATCTGACCTTAAACAATTTATAAGAAAAAGAGCAAATGAAAAACTACAAGAACTTGGCTACCGAGCCTTCTTTAAAGTTAACGTTAAAGCGGCTGATAACCTTGATTGGTTTTATCATCTTACCGGTGGTCATACTCATACAGATTTCTTCGCTATTCGTCCAACTGATTATTCTAAGGCTAACGAAGGAGAAGACTTTGAAGACATTTGGTAATCTAATGTCAGAAGATGAAATGTGGGACGATTTAAGAAAAAGAAATGAAAGAATCAGAATTAATAAAAATGAAAAGACAGATAGAGGTCTTAGGTTCAATAACTCAAACGTTAATGACAGAGCTAGACAATCTAAAGACTTTGTCTTTTGGAACGAGCCAGATAATTAAAAATATGCCTGACTATGAAAAAGCGATCGAAAAGCTTAAAGAGGAGAGTGCTAGAGAGCATGGTGAAGGAGAGGAAGTTGTCTCCGACGGAAAGACTGGCTAATAGATTAGGTTATATGGGGACTGGTTTTTTTGTAACTGCTCCCCATATGTTGCCTGATACACCAGGTGTAGTAATATATTTTTTAGCTGGTTTGTTTTGCACACCACAAGTTTGGGTAGCAAAGCAATGGAACTTAGTAATAGTAAACTTAAACGTAATGATAGCGTACGCGCTACTATTTTTTAAATAATGTGGAATAACGATTGGAAAAAAGGTGTCGACTATCCTGCTTGGGGTGACACCGATGTATATAAAAAAACTATAGCAGGAGGTTATTTATTACCATGGGAATCACCGCGTGATGCTTACATGCGTGTAGCTAGCACAATTGCTAAGCGTTTGTATAAGCCAGAACTAACAGATACTTTCTTTGATTATATATGGAAAGGTTGGTTATGTTTAGCCTCACCAGTACTATCTAATACAGGTACTGATCGCGGTTTACCTATTAGTTGTTTTGGTATTGATGTTGGAGATAGTATAAACGACATTGGTACAAAGAATTTAGAAATGATGCTACTCGCAAAGCACGGCGGCGGAGTTGGTATCGGTATCAATATGATTAGACCCGCCGGCGCAACAATAACAGGAAATGGAACATCAGACGGAGTCGTACCCTTCTGCAAAATCTACGATAGCACAATTCTTGCAACCAATCAAGGATCAGTTAGACGCGGAGCTGCAAGCGTTAATATCAACGTTGACCACAGAGATTTTGAGCAGTGGCTTGAAATACGAGAACCTAAAGGAGATGTCAACAGACAATCGCTTAACTTACATCAGTGCGCAGTGGTTGGCGATAAGTTTATGCGAAAGCTTGAACGAGGAGATGCAGAGGCTAGATCTAAATGGAGTAAACTTCTTAGAAAAAGGAAAAGCACCGGAGAACCGTATATCCTTTTTAAAGGAAACACTAATAAAGCAAATCCAGCAGCGTACAAAGAAAACGCTTTAAAAGTGCATATGACAAATATATGTAGTGAAATAACTCTACATACAGACGAGTCACACAGTTTTGTGTGCTGTTTATCTTCACTTAATTTATCAAAATATGAGGAATGGAAAAATACAAATATTATATATGATGCTATTTGGTTCCTTGATGGAGTTCTGGAAGAATTCATTCAAAAAGCTAAAGGTCTCAAAGGCTTCGGCAACTCTGTACGATCTGCAGAAAAAGGCCGTGCACTCGGCTTGGGAGTCTTGGGTTGGCATACGTATCTTCAACAAAATGGAATCCCCTTTGAAGGACTACAAGCCCAGTTTCAAACAAGACGTATATTTTCACAGATTAAAATTGAAAGTGAACGCGCGTCAAGAGCTCTTGCTGAGGTTTATGGTGAACCTCTTTGGTGTCGTGGCACTGGCCTTCGCAACACTCATCTTAGGGCTATTGCTCCTACTGTCAGTAATAGTAAGCTTGCCGGTAATGTTAGTCCTGGCATTGAGCCTTGGGCCGCTAATGTTTTCACTGAACAAAGCGCGAAGGGTACGTTCATTAGGAAGAACAAAGAACTAGAAAAAGTACTTCGTAAAGTAGGTATCAACGTTAAAGAAACGTGGGATAAAATCATGGCTGATGGTGGAAGTATACAAGATATTGAAGAGTTAGATAACTGGGGATATGTTAATGGTAAGCTTACGATTATCGAAGACTCAAAATCGTACGATCTAACGGGCTTTGATAAAGTTAAAGATGTATTTAAAACCTTTAAAGAAATAAATCAATTAGAGCTTGTAAATCAAGCTGGTATACGTCAACAGTATATTGATCAGTCTGTTAGCTTGAACTTAGCTTTTCCTTCTGAAGCTACACCAAAGTGGATAAATCAAGTGCACATGGAGGCTTGGAAAAAAGGTATTAAAACTTTATACTATATGAGAACAGAGTCGGTGTTGCGAGGTGATATTGCTAAACAAGCAATGGATCCGGACTGCGCTGCTTGCGATGGGTAAATAATAAAGGGGCGTTAAGCCCCTTTTTTTTTCACGCCACATTACTTGATGATGATCTTCGTTTGCCCATGCCAACTTTCTTTTTTGCACTAACTACTTTTGATTTTTCACCTTTACTCATTTCACCCCAAGATTTAGGGCTATCTTTACTAACTCTTTTACTAGGCCTACAAACTTTAGTATTTTTGTTTTCATCAGAGCCACAGACGTTTCCTTTTTCATCTTTCCACTCTTCTTTGAACCAACGTTTAAGAGCTAAACCTTTTTCAGTCTTTCTAACCTTCATAGGTGAAGACTTACGACAACTACCTTTTGATCCAAGTTTAGTACCAGGAACTCTTTCGTAACCGTCCCAACATTTAAAAGGTGAGTTATTTAACTTAAAAGCCATTACTTAGTATTTTTGAAAGTAAAGTTATCACCTGATACAGCTAGTTTGTCTATAACCTCTGTTTGTAGATCTCTTAGTAGTTTTTCAAGTTTGTCTTTTTCAACAACCATACCAGCTACTTTATCTTCTAACGCTTCGTTCTTAGCTTTTAGTGATTCTACTTCTTCCGGATTCTTACCTATGAAAGTATATATGACAACTGACAAACTACCGACGAGCATACCAACAATAACTTTAAATATATCATTATTGGTATCAGGTATTTCTTTGTAAGCTAAAAATAATAGTAAACCCATCACCATAGCAAAAACGGTTGCAGCACCTATATATCCTCTTAATTCTTTATTTTTAAACATATTATCCTATATTACCTTTTCTTTTTCTACATTTAGCTATATAACCAGAAGCGTAGGCAGATGGAAATACATCATACTTAGCTTTTGCTTTACGATAGCAAGCGTCTTTCTTTTTTAGTGGTGTTGGCTTTATTTCAGATTTTTTACCTGTCCTTGGTACTGGTTTTATTTCAGCTTTTTTACCTCTTACTTTGTTTACGATAGTATCAGATTTTTTTGATTCATCTAAAGTCTGAAAAAACATAGGAAGTTTATTATAACTTTCTTGACCCATCGTATCAATTTGAGATTGAGTATAAGGTACGGTTGGCACATCTTTAGGGCCTCTAAAAACAGAACCTTGTATTCTGTCTGGGTGTTTTGTTGTGAGCTTTTTTGTGGCTCTAGTTTGTTTTAATGGTGATTTATTTTTCATATCACTTTGTATTTAGTTTTACCGTTTTCTTTATAAGCCTTCAAACACCTGTTTCTATTAGTATCTTCAGATACGTAAGATATATGCACCCAGTTTGGGTTATCGTCGTCTCCAAACTCCCATATCATTTGATCAAAGTCTAAATTATCTTTAATCCAACTATACATTTCAGCGTTTGTTTTGTGACCAAAAGTGTCGTCTATATCCATAGCTCTACCTTGGCAATGTTGTGACTTTGAACTACCTCCAATAGCTTTGTTAAGATCTGCGCTCCTATAAAAAGAATTTATAGCTATAGGACCATTAACCCACTCTCTAAGAGGCTCAAATATGTTTTCAGCGATAACTTGCATATTCGTTAATTCGTATTGACTAGGATTATTATCTATACCTAATCTCTGTGCTGTTCTGCTATACACGCCTTCTTTGTAGCTAATATGCTTACTGATTTTTTCCATTTAATTAAAAATTACTTGCTAAATTTATTTCATTTACTGCTTCTTGTATTTCAACCAACCCCACAGGAAGCGTAAGGTCAAGACCGGCTTTAAATATTTTTTCCATGCTACCAGACTTAAAAATAAGAACAGTAGGCACCATTCTAACCCTATACTTCTTTTTAGCTTGTGGTGCTTTTGATATATCAACTCTATAATATGATGCATTTTCTATTTTATCCCATTCGTTAAAACAATTTGCTTCATTAAATTTAGCCCAGAATTCAACAACTATTGTGCCATCATTATCATCACCAAAAGCGTTATCGTTACTTACAGTTTTATTAAAGTTACTGTCATCTATCCAGTATTTATCCGGAACATCTGACTGCGCGTACGTAAACGCACTAATTAAAAATAATATTAAAGTTCTCATTGGTTTTTTCTTATTTCGTATAAACGCTCGTCAATCTTTTTTAGATCTTCTAATATTTGATCAACATCTTCTTGTGTGTCCATAATTGTTTGACGAACCAATTCATCTTTTAAATCATATTCTGTTCTTGAGATTACTGGCTCAGGAAGTTCCTTAGCGAGCGCTATATCAGCTTGTAACGTGAAATACATTAAAGCTAGCGACACAACACCACCAATAATCATACCCATAGTTTTTAAGTCTAGAGTTATTTTAGTATTTTCACCTATTTGTTTTGCCATGACTATTTTTTAGCGTTGTCTATTTCTAAAGCTTTAACGACATATTTTAATTGTTCTACATCGTCTTGTAAGTATTGTATTCTTAGATCTTGTTTAGCATCATCAGGCAGCGCACCCATTTCGCCACGAGGCCATTTAATTCTAAACTCTTCATTTAACGCAACAGCATCTTGCATTCTAATTACATCTAACTGTAACTGAGCTATTTCGGCTGTTAACGTAAACCATACACCGGCTATAGACACTATACCTATTACAGCGCTTACAACAGCTTTTATGTCTAAAGATACTTTTGATTTTTCTGATATTTCTGCCATTACCTAAATGTAAAATTTATTCCAAAGTTTGAGTTAAATATTTTAGAGTCCCAAAATTTAGTGTACTCACCTTCTACAAATATACCTATTGACTTAGTTACTTTCCAACCAAACATCAAACCTGCTTGGTAATCGTCCCATTGCTCGCCGGCTATTAAATCATTATGACCGCCTTTACCCCAGCTGTTACGATGCAGGTAACTAAAATCCTCGTTGCCTTCCACATAGCTATGGTGAGGCATAATCCAATTGCCGTATGCGTGTAACCAAAAGTTATTTTTATAATGGTAAAAATCAAAGCCAACTATAGGTGCAATTTCAGCAAAAGGGTCTAGTTCAGACCATGCCTCCTGATTAAACCTATTCATTAAGCCACCAAATATGCGGTCTCTAAAGTCCTCATCGGTATACGCGACTATATTACCTTGACCATCTGTCCATAAATAATTATATATTTGAGATGTAGAACCATCTGGGTTATAAACTTCTGAAGAATAGAATGCGTCTTGAAAGCCATATTCATATCCTAAAGAATACCAAGGATTAGCAGGTATTTCTTCACCCGAGTATTCGTCTATCATTGTTTCATTTAGCCATATTTCAATTGGATTATAGCCATATGCTTTTTGATGTGTACGATATATAATACCTGCAGATATACTAAACTTATTACCTATAGGTAGCCTAGCTCTTACTTCACCAGACATATATTCAAATCCCACATTACCAGATTCTCTAGACTCAAATTTACCTATATGGTATTTACCTGTGTGTCTTACGAATAAACGTCTATTATCAAATTCGTTGCCGTCTACTCTTTGTTTTTCCCAGTGCAATAAATACTCTAAACCTTTTACTGCAGCTGTGGGTGCAGATAATCCTACATTGTTTTCTGTGCCGTTGTAAAAATTTGGTTTGCTTTCATAGCCAAACCTCGCTAGCTTACGCAACCCAATACCAACACGATAGTTGTTAGGGTGATATGTCGTTTGGTCTATAACACGAGGTATGTCATATAAATTATCTGGGTTTGTTCTAACAAAATACTTTGTTTGCTCTGACTTAGCATTACCAACGTTACCAGCGGCGTATACGGTGCCGTATTTCAAAAAGTCATCATAAATGCTTTTAAAAAATTGAGCGTTTACATTGCTAGCAAAAAGCAGTAAAAGTATTAAAATTATTTTTTTCATATTATGTAGGTTGTTATATGTGTAATATTACACGTTTTTGCTTGTTACTTACTTTTTTCTTGTCTTTTTTCTCTCATTCTTTTCTCGTAGTCTTTAACAGTCTCTGTGTTTTTAGATTTTTCTTTTATTTTTTTTCTAAGTCTACTTTCGTAGTAATTTAAACTTTCCATCTCAGGATAAGGTATGTTAAAGTCATCTTTTGGTAGTAAGTTCCATTTGCTCCAACCAGCTAAAAACGCAAATCTTGTGGCATAATCAAACTCATCATACATAGCGAAAGATATATTTTCTAATTTTTGTAATAATCTATCAGCTGGTATATTAAGTGCTACGTTTAAATATGTAGCGTATGTTTGCCACGTTGGATCTTGTGGATATACATACCATGTATCTGTTAAGTCGTAAAACTCTTTTTTCTCTCGTATTTGATTATAGATATCCATTCTGTCTATAGCAAATAATTTTCTAGTCTTGGTTGACATTGGCGGAGAAACAGAACTAGCCAAAAGAACCATTTGACCAATTTCAGGTCTAGCAGCTTTAACTAAATCAAAAGGTCCACCAATAGCATCTTTACCAAACTCTCTGTAAAGATCTCTTTGTATTTGCAGCAACAAAGCATTTTTTGCTAGTATAGATGAAATACCAACTCTAGCACCAAAGTTTTTCAATTGACCATCTATCAAAGAATTAACTCCAAAATATAAAGCCCCTCTAGTTGTTTCGTCCATTCTATCATCTTCTTCATCTCCCAAATCAATTAAATCTTTTAAAGACACGGCGTTTTGTAAGGCTGAAAATATTATAGACTGAACAAAAGTGTAGTACGTTAGTTTAGATATATTGGTTTTTAAATCACCTCTGTTATTTATTATATCTAAAGCAGCTTTCTTTGATAATCTAGCATATTGAAATGGAGTGTTAGCAAAAGCAAAAAGGAATCTACCGTAACTACCAATCTGCGCACTTGCTATTTTAGATGGATCACTAGACTGCTGGCTAACCTCAGCCGTTCTTTCAAAGTCTACCAAAGCTTTAGCATTAGCATTAGCGTCTGACATACCTTGTTTTTTGTAAGTGTTGAATCTATTTCTGTAAAAAGTAGCACCACCAAAAGTTATAGCAAACGAGTCAGCAAGTCTTGTAGGTGCATAACCTAGCTTAAAAAGTTTAGCTAAAAGATCGTTATATGTTTTTGATGTTTTGCCCATTTCAACAAGAATATCAGCTTCAACATCAAACTTCATGTTACCCATCCTGTCTTTTATGTAACTTGTATTCATAAGCATAGACACGTCAGACCAAAACTGCTTTTGATTAGAAAAGGCAGCACCAGCAGCTATGGGGTTGTTATCGGTCCAGTTAACAAAGTTAATTGTAGAAAGCAACTGTAAGCTAGCAGATCTCATGTTAAAGAACATTATAGTATTAACAGAGCCATTAAACCAAGTCATAATCTCGTTAACCATTGGACTAGCGTTTTGGCTTTCATTTCTACCTGTGTACATCCTTTTAAGGGAGCTTTCTAGTTCTTTAACGTATGTTTCACCTAGCAAACCTCTTAACTTTTCTTTTATTTGAGGATCAAATATTATATCTATATTGTCTTTAAATCTTTCAAAAAATATTTTTCTTTTACCTTCTGCAAACTTAACTATATCAATAGATAAAGTTTCGTGCATTTCACCTCTATACCGTACCCAACCGCCTTTGTTATCTAGTATTGTTGGTAGCATTGCTGCAAGCATCAAAAGCTTTTCATCTGACTTTATATAGTCTAATGAAGCTTGTATTTCTTTTGGGCTTAATATAGAAGGATCTATATCAGCTCCTTGTGTAGAAAACAAATAAGCTCTAACTATTTGATCTTTAGTAAACGGTTTACCTAGTATGTCTACTGTTTCTTTAAGTGTTTTAGCTGTAATACCAACATCACCAAGTAATCTATTAAAGTTAGCGTTTAAGTTTTGCTGAAAAACTCTATACTGCTCTTTAGCTTCAAAATAAGGATTCATCACTCTTTCTTTTATAAACTCTTGAGCGGCTTCACCTTTTTTACCTTCTGGCGTGAAAGCATATGTTAAACCTACAAAGTCTTCTAGTTGATAAGGAACATATAGATTGCTAAAGTTAAGTCCAGCTTTTCTACGCATGTTTCTTGCAGCAGCGTTAGATAATACTTCATTGGCTTTTATTTTACCTTTTGATTTCTGCTCAATGATCTCACTCATTTTTCCCTTCATACCAACCAACTGAGCTCTTGAGCCTGAATCACTCATTAAGCTTTTTATTTGATTGTTTATTTTATTATCAAAAGACAAGTCAAAAGCTTCGTTGTTTAGTATTATATAGCCAAAGCTACCATCAGCTTTAGGATATGTTATTGAAGTATAACCTTCAGACACTAAAGTTTCTCTTATACCACTAGCGCTAGCATCTTTTTCTACTTGCTTTTTTGTTAGTATGTTATTATCAACTAACCATTTAGCAAAATAACTACCATCTTCGTCTGGTATTCTAGACATAGCAACATCATAACCTTTTAACTCTATATCTAAAGATCTCATTATGCTAAATCCACCATTCCAAGAAAACTCTTTAGGCACAAATAAGTTTCCAGCTGAGCTAATTTTAACTCTTACACTAACATCACCATCCGATTTAACATTTGATAGTTGTAAGCCTTCATTGTTAAGTTTATACTTACCATCAACCTTAGTGTCTTCGTCTGTTGGGGTATGGTATAAATCTATAGCAGCGTAAGCATTACCAACTCTTATCATGTCTAAAACATCATTTCTAAATCGATTTAATGGTTGAGACTTGTAATCTATTATCTCGTTGTTTTTAATGTCTTCTAATACGTTCATAGCAGCGCTAGAGCTTAAACCGTTGTAGTTAGCGCTGTCTATGACTAACTGTGCTCTTGACCCTGGTCTTCTTGAACCATCAAACCTGTCAATTTGTCTTTGTATACTCTCGATGTAATCATTATCTATAAGAGTACCTAACAAGTCTTGTTTTTGTTTAAATAAATCTAAAAACTCAACATCGTTTTCTAGCATCCAGCTTATTTGATCTAAGCCAGCTTCTCTAGCTATTATTTCTGCTAAAGTATCTTTTCTAGTACCTTGTGTAGAAGGATTTACTAATTCACCAAAAAAGAATTTTATAAACTCTTCTTGATTAACTATTCTCTTTTTAGCTTTACCTCTACCCTTACCAGTCAAGTCTTCCAATCTACTATCTCTAACCTGCTTACCGTCTTTAGTTATTTTAAATATAAAAGGATTTGGTATGCCAGCCGCTTTCTCTTGTTTAGTTCTAGATGTAAGTCTGGTATTTATAACGTCAAAACCTATTATAGAATATATATCTTCCCAGTTTTGCTGCATAAACTCTCTATACGTTTGCCCTTTGTAGTTTTTCTTTACTTTACTACCCAATACATTTGTTTGAATATAAGGCTTTAGCATTACTTCAAGAGCATCGCCAAGTTGTTTTTTAAGATTAACACCTGAATCACCTTTAAAAGTTGATAAAACTTTTTTAGCAGCCTCTCTTATTTCTGCTTTAATTTCTGGCGTGAAAGCTAAAACTTCATCTACTATTACACCTTGTTGTTCGATGTATTCTTCATTACTAAAATTACCATAATCAGGTGTATAACCAAGTTGAGCGCTACCTATACTAGCTGTAGCATCACCCATAAACATCATAGACTTATCACCTATAAGTTTTTTAAGTATAGCTCCTTGTCTCTTAGGTAAGTTATCTTTTAAATAAAAGTTCCACGGTGCTAATGTACCTTCTGCTTTCTTTTTGTTATATGTCTTTTCGTAAGAATCGATCATCTTCAAGGCTTCAAGCTGCATTGCTTGCGCGTAATCTTCAGCTGTTAGATTGCTTTCTATATTTGGATTAAATGTTTTTCTTATAATGTTTATAATAGTACCTTGATTGTCTTCGTATATTTTATTTTTTAAAGCTGTTTTGTCAGATTCTTTAGTAGCTGGATCCATAAGCTCACTCCAATTGAGCTCATTTTTTCTTGTAATATCTTTTGCTTTTTTAGATAAACCAGGAGCAAACTTTAAGTTTTCTGCTAGCTCTTTTTCTTCTATTATTTGAGCACTTATAGCTTTTATCTTATCTACGTTTTCCTGTATTTTTTTAGCGGCAGAAGCGTTAGTACGCATCATAGGTGCTAAAATCTTATTCTCATCTACTAAAAGCTTCTTCTGCTGCTCTAAGCTTATTTGAGCTCTAGACTTTTTTTCGCCATCAATATCAGTACCACTTTTTATTACTATAGGTGCATTTTTACCTAAAAATTTGTTATAATTTTTAAGAAAGCCTAGCACAGAATTAGCATCGTTGTAGTTTACATTTAATCCTGTGTTATCGTTTATAATTTTTGAAATAGATTCACCAAAGTCTATAAACATTCTTTGAAATGGAGATTTAGGTTTTAAAGCTTTAAAAGTTTGTAGCACATCACCTAAACCAGCTAAAAACTCTTGGTTTAAATAGTCTCTAGATATTTTTGGATCTTTTTTTACATATTCCACCATCATGGTTTCAACAATCTCTAAAACCGCATTAGTTTCGATGTCTCCAGAATTACGCATGTCGTTTTTTAACTTAGATACAACACCATCTAACACTTTTGGGTCAACGGTATCTAATATAAAGTGATTAACCTCGTGACTAGCCGCAAAAGCAGATCGTAAACTAAAATCGTTTTGTCTAGTAGAATTATCGATTTGCTCATTTATTGTTTGTTTCACAACAAAAGCTGGCACTATATCTTCACCTTTGTATCTTATAGTCTGTCCAGGCGCTAAAGCTGCTCCTGAGGCCCCACCATTTAGTAACCCTTCAATATTTGCGTCTACTTTTATTTTGTATCTTTTTACAAATGCAGCTGCTTCTTTTCTAGTTCTAAATGTAATAAGTTGTTTATCAGCTAATTCACCTTCTTTTGTTTGATTAATTCTATTAGAAGCTCTGCTTATATCTTTACTAGCATTGTCTTTCTGCTTTGCTTTATTAAGTTCAAATTTAGCATCTGCAAGTCTTTCTTTTTGATTATTAACCTCTGCCTCTCTAAACTCAATATCTTGATCTGTAGCAGAAGGGTTGTTTTTTGCTTGCTTTAGGTTGTCTAGCGCTGTGTCAAGTTTAACTTGTTCATCAACAACAGCGTCTGTAACGTCAAATGCTTGTTGCCTGTTATTTTCAGAAACATTGTAAACATCGTTATCAACTATAACATCTCTTTTAGCGTTGGCTTTGTTAACTTTATCAATGGCTTCTTGTTTTGTTATATTGCCATCTTTAAGATCTTGTTTTATTTTTTGTTTTTCTAGTTTAATTAAATTTAGTATGTGATTTTTATTTTTAAATCTAGAGTATTGTAAACCAATACCATCTGTTAGATAATTATAAGAAGATCTACTCTTACCTAAACCGAAAAATATTAATGAACTAAGAAAACCTTGACCAGCGCCTTCTTTTATTCTTTTTGGATCAAAATCATAATAGCCAGTGCTTCTACCAACTCCAAACATAGATACAATCTCTTGCGTTGCTTCTGTAAGACTTTCAGACATTGACACTTTTAAAGCATCTGCTAATAAATCCTTACCACCAGACTTTTTTACAGCTTTTCTAAATTCACCTCTAAGTAAAGATCTCCAAGCATCTCTAGGTATAGCTTTGCCAGATTTTGTAACAATAAACAAAGATGAAGCAAAGTCAAGGCCAGCGTTAACAATTCCAGCTTTTATAGCTGTATCAGGATCATCTTCACCTGCATCAATTATTTCTAAAAGCATTTGAGCTTTTTCTTCGCGACTAGCCATACCCCAAGCAAGAACACCGTATTTTTCTTCAGCTATTTTGTATATTGACTCTGTGTATACGCCACCAGCTTCCTGCATATAAGTACCACCACCAAGAGTTAAAATAGCTTGCGCCATCTGAGGTAGTTGCTCACCAGTCATTCTTTTTATATCTGACCAGGTAATGCCGTCTTCATCAAACAATTCAGTCTTGTCCATTAAAGCTAGAACTTTAGACATCTCTTCGTTTTTTTGAAGATTATTTATAAATCTTACTTGTAAGTTTTTCTTTTTACTTTGAAGATATTCAACTGGGTTTTTATGCTTAGTTAAAAGTTTAGCAACAATTTTTTCACGCTCTTCAGCGCTTATACCGTATGCTCTACCTAAAGCTCTTTTTATATCTGGCGAAGATTTTGGATATAAAAGAACAAAATCAGCTACCGATAAGTTATCTTTTGCTATTTGCATTAACTCTTCTTCAGAGTATTCGCCAGATTGATAGGCTTTTATTAAGTTGTTTACACCTTTCAACTCTTTAGAGTCACTAGCCATTTGCTCGCCAGCATTACCTAATTTCCACTGTCTAGTAAACCTGTAAAGACCTTCTGTAAAATCCCAACCTTCAGCCCAATTTGGTATTACCTTAGTTTTGTTAAACTCTTTTATGTCTATACCTAAATCATCTGAAACAACACTTGTAACTTTACTAACTAAGTCCCTATAACCAACGTCTGAAACTAGCTCTTGTTTTAGTATCTCTAACTGATAGTTTTCCATTTCAGTTTCGATTTTATCTAGTTGATCTTGATCGATAAAATCTCCTTCTATTGACTCTATTATTTCTATTTGTTTATTATAAAAATCTTCTTCGTGTTTTTTAAAAAAGTAAGGTAAAAACTCTTTATTCATGTAATCACTTTCATGAATCAATTCATCTACAACGTCATCAGCGTTTTTGATTAACACTTCTTCTGTTCCGCCTTGATCATAAAAGTCTTTTATATTTAAATCGTTTTTAAGGTTTTTAATTTTAAAATAATCTTCTTTTATTTGATCTTTATCTAAAAACAAAGGTTCTAGTATACCTTTAGGATCTTTTACACCTTTTATCTTTATGTCTTTGAAGTAATTGTAATAAGACAATTTAATGTCTTTAGGTGAACCTGTAGGATTTGATATAAGTTTACCAGCGTAGTAGTATCTTTCTTCTAAATCTTTTTCTTTTAAAAATTCATATGTACCTGTAGCTGACAAAGCTTGGTACATATTATTCATAAAGTCGTCTATTTGTTCTTGAGATGTTCTTTGATCGCCGTAAGTTAATCCTAAATCTGTAGTGTATGCTTCAGGATCAGCAGGCCCTTCACTTTGAGGTATTGGTAAAGATAAGTCCGATGAAGTAATTGCCGATGTGGATGCCAAATCTTCTGCGGGCTCTGCAGCTGCATCCGTTGCAACATCGCCCTGTTGCTTTCCCTCGCTATATGCGTTTACAAAAACATCATAATCTTGCGTGAAAAGTTTCTTAGAGTTTACAACGTCGTATACTTTTTTCTTATATTCTTCGTTACTCCAAGCTTGTTTAAATTTATCAAAGTCTTGTGTGAATAATTTTTTATCATACAAAACATTGTATAGTTTTTCTAGCATGTTATTTTATTTTAATTTGATACGTTTAATACACCTTCATCATCAGCAGCGTCTTCACCGCCTGTCATGCCTTCTATTCCATAAACAAAGTAGTTAGCTGTTTTTGGATCCATGCCAGATGTTATAAGTAAATCTCTGTAGAATTGATCAAAATCGCCAGCGTTAACAAAAGGGTCTACGGCTTGATATTGAAATACATTACCTAAATCTCTACCTTGGCCTGTTAGGTTTACAAATATTCTATCACCAGCACCAAATCTTTTGTTATACTCACCTTGCACGTCAAAATCTGGAACATCCTTGTGTTGTTGTTTCCACATTTCGTAGTGTCTATTTCTATCTATATATCTGTTAGCCATGTCTGGGCTATTCATGCCTATAGTTTTTATGTATAAATCTGATAATTCATTAAATCTACCATCAAAATTTGCTAGCATGCTAGGATCGTTTATTCTATCAAACATATCTTTAGCTCTATTTTTTATGTTTTGAGCAAACTGTTGGTTTAACATAATATCTTGTCTTTGGCCAGGTGTAAACAAGTCTGTCTCTTCGTTGCTAGTACTAGTACTGCTAGTTCCACTTGCAGCTTTTCTGTCTTTTATAGTCTGAATATCAGCAGCTCTTCTTGACTCGTATCCAGTATCAGCAGATTGTTTTAACATGTTCAAGTATTGATCTACCACAACATCAACAAGTTCGTCGTGTCTTTCTTCGTTAAAAAGAAGATCGTCATCTAAACCTAAACCATCTGGTATGATAAAATCATCAACAGCTAAAGACAAAACTGTTTCTCTACCACCTTGCATCATATGGTTTCTAAGTTGCATTTCAACAAACTTAGCCATAGCTGGCGTCATTTTTTTACTGCCATTATACAAAGTTTTATTCATTTCTATAATCTTTGTGGCTGTATCAAAGTCTTTATTAAAATACTTAGGTAAATCGTTTAAACTAGTTTGAGATAAACTTATGTTACCTAGTTCATCTTGAACCTGTTGAACGAAACTTAAACTACCACCTTCACCAACCTCAATGTCAAGCTCATCCGTAAGTATACTAGACATTAAACTTATATTGTTTGGATTATTAGCTTCAGACAATAATCTATTTTGAAAGTCAGGTAGCTCTTCTGTTTTTAGTTTTTTAAATAAATCAAACTGATTACTAAGGTTTTTAAATGAGTCACTTATGGAGTTCATTTTAGACACAGCTTCCATATATGCAGTTGTGCCTGGTGCAAATCTACCTATAACTTTACTTGCGTTAGTATACTCTCTTCTTTTACTTACTAAAAACTCGTTTATTTTGTTTCTGTACTTTGGAGATATCTTACTTATGTTTGGCAAATCACCTGCTAGATTTTCTACGTATTGAGAAACTTTAGCTTCAGCTGCAGCTTTATTAGCCCTTCTACGTCTGTTATTGTAATCTATAACTCTTTCAGCTCTAGCAAAAGGTTGTGCTAGGGACAAAGAAGGGTCATAGTATCTACTATTGTAGATAAGACCTTGCTGTGCTATTAATTCATTTTGTTTTGCCATTATCAATCTCTTTTCATTGCGTCGAAGCCTTGAGCAGCTCCTCCAACTAAATTACCTACACCACCCATTATTGATTGCGTAGCTTGTTGTCTAGCTTGATTTGCAGCCGCTAGTCTTTGCTGCGACATACCCATCAATGTTTCAACTTTATCCTTTTGTAAGTTTCTAGAGTAAACCTCACCTTGTCTTTCTTGTGATTGTAACTGTCCAGCCATGTTAGCTTGAGCCATCTCGTTAGCAGACTCTTGTTGAGCTATACTAGCTGATGCACCTTGTAAATTTTGAGCTTGTTGACCAGCCATAGCTTGAGCTAACGCAGCTATACCAGATCCACCAGCAGCGCTAGCCATCGTATCCATAGTGTTAGCAGCAGCTTGTTGTTGTTGTTGCGCTGCGAAATCAGCCGCTTGAGTGTTTACTGTTAAATCTTCATAAACGTTCTCTTGGTTTAGGTATGGATTAGATGTGTCTAAACTTTGATAATCCGCTTTTCTTCTTTCATATTCTGCTTGTGCATTACGTTGCTCTTGTTTTCTTGATCGGCTACCTATAATGCCTCCAGCTATACCAGCTAGACCTTGAACGCCTTGCATTATGGCTCCTATTGGCACTTTTAGCGGTGATGGTTTCATATTGTTATTCATTATAAGTTATTTATATTAATATTATTACACTTTATCACTAAATATTAACTACTTAAGAATATCTCTGAGTTAACAGCGAAAAGCTCTTTTTTAGTTGTAGACGTTATTTCAAAATCAACGTCTGCGTAATAGCCTATAACACCTGACGTGTTTGTTACTGGTGATTTAGCAAAAAATATAAAATCACCGTTAGAAGGCCTTAAAGCGTTGTCAGGCGTGTCACATGTTACTGAAGTTTTAGTTACACCTATACACGGTCCTATTTGAAATACACCTGATGAATTTTTAAAATAAACTATATCAGCTCCAGCGTAACCAGTATTTGAGTCGCTGTTAGACTGTATAGATACGTTTATTGGGTTGTTAAAGTTTAATACTATAGTTGCCATATGTTTTTATATTATGCTGTACACGTAAACTTAGAACTAATAACACCGGTGTTGCTTATAGTAGCAGTAACACCTTGATAACTACTTATGTTGTCTGGATCATTTACATATGTGTGAAATTTATATGTATTACCATTTCCTACCAAAACTTGAGTTTCTTCTGGATCTAAATACACTATTTTACCGTTAGCCCATGTATTATCCTGTGGATAAGCTAAAAAAGTAGTATGATATGCAGTTGCACCACAACCATTATTTGTTTGAACATAAGCAGTTCCAAAGTTAGCATTGAAGCTAGTGTGTAAAATATTCCAACCTGTACCCTCTGTAGGGTGACTAGATATTTTTATATATGCTACTGTGTTAGTAGTAGCAGACTTAGTATAATAAAGACAAACGTTACCATTGTTTAAAGCGCCACCCGTAATAAGACTGTAATTGTTACTAGTTGTAGATTCAACTCTACCAGTTTGAACATTAACTTGTTTTATTGTTGTTGAGTTTGACCCTCTTGAAGGCGCTAACTCGCTTGTGTCAGCAGGAAAATTACTTCTATTTACAGCAGAAGCAATAGAAACTATATCATCTGTTATAGTTATAGTTTGATTAGCGTTTCCGGTTCTATTCCACTTATCGGCAGCTGATGTACTCCCGTTAAAGTCAGCTGCCGGAGCATTTCCTCCTGATCCAACGTATGTGTATTCACTTAAACCTGTCGTTTGGCCGTTACTTGGAATATCATTACTCCCAAAATCGTTATCACCAACATAAAGCGAATCTGCAACAACTTCCATGTCAGCTATGTTATTAGAATTACCATTTGTATCAAACAATATTTGAAATCTATCAAAAACATCAAAAGAATCACAATGAACTTTAAAAGTTCCAGCAGCAGTCCCTAGCGTTACTGCTATTAAGAAAATACCAGAGTTACCTGATGTTGAAATTGCAGCTCCAGGAGCAACGCCTATAGTTGCCGATGCTGTTAAATCAGATGTTTCAGTAGATCCGTCGCTAACTCTAAAAGTAAAAGAGTCAGTTAAATCATTACTATTATCGTGTTTGTAGTATATAGTTGAACTGCTTAGTGTTGTTGGTGTGCTTGTTATTTGGTTTTGTAAAGCTGAATCTGTAAATAGCTGACCGCTAGCATCTGATCCCGCAGAAGGTAAACCTGTTATTTTATAACTTAAAGTGTCACCGTCTGGATCTGAAGGGCTTGAAAGTGTTGCTAAGTTTAATTCTTTTGATGCTCCTTTTAATAAAGAAAAAGTAAAACCGCTAGCTGTAGGAGCTTGGTTTAAATTAACATTTGCTGTAGCTGTTATATTTGCTGTTGTAGAATTACCATCAGATATTTTAAATGTAAAAGTGTCTGAAGATGTGTTGGTATTATCATGTTCATAATAAACAGTATTACCAGATAATGTAGCTGGCAACTCATTAGACAATATTTCATCTGTTCTATTTGCATCTGTAAAAAGTTTACCATTTGTTGGTAAACCTGATATTATAAACGCAAGCCCATCACCTTCAGGATCACTAGCGCTAGATCTCGACTGTAAGTTTAAAGTTATAGGATCTCCTTGGTTAACATTAAACGTGAAAGGCGATCCAGTAGGCACGTTGTTTATATACGTATCTAAATTAAGCGTACTAGTTAAATTTGTGTCTTCTGTGGAGTTTAAATTAACAAGCACAGCAAGTGTTACGCTAGTTGTGTTGTTGTTAGTTATTGTTATAGACTGTACATCAAAATTTATACCACTAGTTTGACTTTGATTGTTAAAAGCAGATGTAGGTATAGTTTTTAAATACAAAGCAACCGTTCGTGTTACTGTAAAGTAGAAAGTGTATTGTTCATTAGTATAAGATGTAGAAAAGTCAACCTCATCTATAGGTAGATTTATGCTTTGATTTGCAGGAACAGTTACTGTAGAATCTGAGCATGTTAACCCTAAAGTTAATATAACGTTTGATTGTTGAACTATATTAACTGATGTAGGTTGGCCACTTGACGTGCCAAATGTACTAGACAGGTCTCCAGATATTGTTATAGTATAAGTTTCGCTGCCTGAAGATATACTTGGAAAAGTTATATAATAATCATAAGTACCAGTGCTGTCTAGTGTTATATTTGATATTCCTGCAACACTACTATTGTTAGAATCAACAACAGCAACGCTAAAAGTAGCGCCAGGTGTTCCATACACCCTATACAATCTAGTTTCTCCAGAATTTGGTATTTTGTTAGTAGATATACTATAAGCTGTTATTTCTGTTGTAGTTGAAGGTATATCTATAGCTGTACCAGTAATTTTTATTTTATCACCAGTTACGTTTTGATTTGGAAAATTGTAAGAAACTGTAAAAGCTCTACCTGTTATATTGTTGTCACTGTCAGTTGCATCTGAGCTACTTATGGTGTATCTAGAACTATCACCTATAGCTATTTCACAAGTTGGTGCAGTTGGAAAATACTTACCACTTGCAGCTGATATAGTGCGGGTAAAAACTGTAGATGAAGAATTAAATTGACCAGAAACAGGGCCCCAGTTGCCTGTAGTTGTGTTGGCTACAGATAAACCGCTACCTATTTGCTCAAAAGTACCTTGAACTGTAAAACCTTGTAAAGTTGCAGATCCATCGATATCTACAATAAGCGTAGTATCTGACGAAGGCATGACAAAACTATTAGTTAAATCTACAGCAACCGCGATAGTGTTTCCAACACCGCCACCAGTTCCAGTGTTTATTAAAGTAACACTTGTTACACCAGTGGGTAAAACAACTCCGTTTTGACCATGTTGAAACGTCAAACTATTACCGTTTGATGAAAACGAAACATTAGAAACAGTAAAATCTGCAGCATTTACAACATAACCTGTAGCTGGTGTTATTGTTAAAGTCGCATTATCACTTCCTATAGCTTGACCGCCTGTTTTAGTTAACGAAGCTGAATTTATACTACAATTTATTAGTGCCATATTAATTTCCGTCTTCTTCTATTGTTAAAATAAAGTCACTCTTAGTTGTGCCAGTTATTGATCCAAGTATATCTATGCCTTGCGTTGAAAACTCTTTAGTATCTAGAGTACCAGCTTGAAAGTTATTATCCCATGTGTTTTCAATGCCTTTTATAAAGTTATAATATATACCTTCTTTATTAGAAAAGCTTGGAACGCTACCGTCTTGTTGATCTGTAGATATTTTTGGACAAGTCCAACCAGAGTCTCCTTCGTAAAATATTGTTTTAAAGTTTTTTATTTTTGATGGTGACTCGTTAAATACTAGCTTTACTGTTGATTTGTATTGAGTACCATAAAAGTTATTTCTTGTTTGATTGTCATGTGACCATATGACACCATCTTTAAATGTGTAATATATGTTATTTAAAGATACACCAGCTTCAGCTACAAAAGATTTTCTAGTTGGCCAACCTCTAACTGTTTCTTCAAAAGAAACTGTTTCATCAGAAAAACTAACATTGTAGCATCCAGAGTCTTCGTCGTAGTTGCCAATCATTGTGTTTTCTGAAGCAAGTTTATCTGAAAAATAATCGCTCATGCCGTTTGAAGATATTTCTTCTAAACCATCTCTTGATAGCCTTAAAACAACACCTCTATTTTTATCTGTGAAGTAAGATCTAAAACCATAATAAGCATACGACTCTGGGTTTTTAGATATACCATATTCACCAACAAAAGGTATCGCTTGACCTAAAACAGCCGCGTTAGATGTAACGTTAGCAGATCCGTCTGCGTTAAATAAGGCATCTTTCTGAGCTAAAATCTTTAAAACTTTATCTTCACACATTACAACTAAATCTGTGTCTCTAGCGTGAAGTTTTTGTATTGATCCATTTGCTGGATTTAAGTCTTTAGTTATAGGTTGAGCTTGTATAAACTGATTAAGTTTGTTTGTGCCTGTTAAAGAGTTGAATATTTGAGAAAATATTAAACCTGATCCTCTTCTTTCTTCTTGGTATGGCTCATCTAGTGTTGCAGATACTTTTACACCTTTACCTATTCTTACAGCGTTAAAATCATCTCTTATTCTGTCAGACTCTACACCATTGTTAAACGAATAGCAGTTGAACCAATCTAAATCGTGAGTAGATGGCAACGCTTCAGTTCCGTGTTGAGCGATTGGTATATTATCACTAGCTTCATAGTATATATCAATGTCAACAGTTTCATCGGGCTCAGTTTCAAAAATAGCAGGGTTTTTTGATGTGTACGTTCCAGATTCTTCATCTACTATTCTTAAAAACTCTAAATTAGTGGTAGTACTTCCACCTACTTCTGTTAACTGTAAAGAGTCATCTGGTGACCAAGTTAGAGGTTTATCTAGTTCAATTGTAAATCTTATTAATCTCGATGAAGCGAACTTTCCTTTTTTGCTGCCTTTATAAGTAACACAATGAACTCTAGCATAATCGACTATTTCATATATAGTGCCATCTGGATCATCAGTCCATCTTATCTTTTGTCCAGGTGACTGTAAAAAATTAGCTGTATCAGCTGCGTCTGGAACTTTATTTTCAAAGCCCCACCAATAACCGTCCCATGCGCTTCTTGCCGCGCTACCACTACCAGGTCCCCATTTAAAATAACATATATCTATGTATTTTGAGCCCACTCTAGTCCCTCTACCTCGTTTCGCACCAACGTTAAGCGTTTCTCCAGGAAGATTACTATTATGTGGTAACAATCCCCCTTGAACAGCTGTATGATAACGAGGCTGTGAATTATCTATATGCCAACCTCTATCGCCAGATTTCCAGTTATCATCATTATCTCCAAATCTAGTCATTTTACCAAGAGTGCGAGTAGAAGCTATAGCATAACCTTCTTTTTCGTTTACCGATGTTATTCTGTCAACTAAAGCTTTATCACTATATATTTTTGCAAAAAATCTACCAGCAAACTCTGGTTTATTTTGTATTTCTTTTTGAAATATATTTATACCTAAACCTACAGCTTCTTGACCATTACTTGTAGCAAAAGCCATACCAGATAGTGGTTTATTTAAAGTAATCTTGTAATGAGCATCGTTACCAGATCCAACTTTTTGTATACTTTCTATATCATAAAAAACAGGTGTTGTATTTGTTTCTGTAAATATTTTACAACAAAGCTGTGGTTCACCTAACAAAGCGTTGTCTCTAGAATCAGCGCCAGAGTCAACCCAAGCTTGATTTAGTATTTTTAAAGTTAAAGCAGTTTCAACTGGCTGACCGTCAGATACAAAGGTGTTATTATTACCCGAACCTTGTATTTTAGCTTTGTTTACATTTTTTGTTTTTATTGTGTCTGGAGCTTCATTTTCTAAAGCTATAATTTTGTATCTAGCTTCTTCATCAACAAAGTTGTTGCTATCGTGTTGTTTTTTTAATATAATAAAGTCATCTTCTTTTATTTTATTTCTTTCTGAAGATGGAAAAGATATCCAAACATTATCATCTGACTCAACGTAAAATCTATCCATTGATAAATTATAGTACTCGTTTGAATTTTCTTTAACAAAAAACTTAAAATGAGTAAAACCTTCTGGAGGATCTGATTCTATTACCGCAGATATTCTATTATTTAAGTTTGCTGATGTTTTACCTAATACAGTAGAACTTGTTTCTGATGAAAACACTGGTGTTTCTCTACCATGTTCATCTCTATAAGCAACGCCAATTTGATAAGTTCTTAAAGTTTTTATTGATTTACCAGCTGATTCATTAGTAATATTCCAAGTTGGGTAATTGTCAATGTTTATAGATACTTTAGGTTTTACAATGTCACCGTTTGCATTTTTTATATCAAAGTTCTGTAAATAATTAGCATAAACTAGCCTATTGGCAATTATTTCTTGAGATTTTGCTTTTCTTGGTACATTATCAAACGGTCTTAGTATTTGATTAGACTCTATAACCTTGCTTATTATTTCAGATTTTATACTATACTGATTAGCAAAGTTACCAGAAGAGTCTTTTTCAATTGTATCTACAACATAAACATTTTGGTTTGAAGAATCTTTATATAATATATCTATTTTTTCTACATCGGATGGAACTGTCCCACTTGACGCGAAGTTTTTTACTTTTAAATTTCTAACCGTGTTTTTCATTAACACATTGTAACCTTGCTCTGGGTTATATTCAAAAGCTTTTTCGTCAGGTAAAAATGCTGGCTCAGAAAAAGGAGAAAAACAAGAAACTTGATTATCATTGTATATATATCTATACGCAAACCTAGCAAACTTAAACTCAAACATGGGTGGAGTTTGTTCTAAAGTTACCTCCCAAAATGTACTCGTTGCTGGTGCTGTGTTAATAGACAACACGTTTACTTTAGCAAAGTTTTGAGTATTACCTGTTGGTACTTCAAAAACTTTAACTCTAGCTATATGATCTTCATCATCTTCACCGTTTGAAGCCGTTAAAACTAAAGTATCACCAACATTATAAAAAGGATAAGGTTGATTCCAATACATAGTAACAGCAGTACCTGGATCAAATGGTGTTGGTTCACCATCTACATTGCTACCTAAAGCTCCATACCAACCTGTATCTACATTAGTAACATTGCCATTATCGTCAAGCTGCTTTGTTCTGTACATCTCCAAAGTGGGGGCTGTAATAGGTGATTTTTTTATTACGGTTACATCTGATTCTATAAAATCTCTACCGTAAATTTCAGTGTGAGAAGTGTCTCCTGAGGCTGCTGCTGCAGTTTTGAATCTTTCTATGTTGATACATTTTGGCTCATTTAAGTCATCAGTAAAAAACAACAAGCCATCGATTATATTTATACCTGTAATAAGAGTATTTGATGAAAATTTTAAAACGTTGTTTTTATCTATAACAACAGGAGATACAACTTTAGTTGTTTGATCAAACTCTAGTATACCATCTTGATTGCTACCACTTAGAAGCCAATATATTTTTTCATTTCTATCGTATCTTATAACACCTACTGTTTTACAGTTATCAAAACCATAGTAGTTTGTGTCAGAGTCGTTTAAACCCCATTGAGTGTATGAGTTAGTAACCTCATTATAAGATCTATTAAAAATAGCTGTGTTACCTAATATATTTTCAATTGCACCTACGTCCGCACCCTCAGAACTAGATATCTTTATATTCAAAGCATCTCGATACTGGCCATTGGGAATTAATCTTTCGTCCAGGTCTTTATTCATTTTACCTGCCGAAAAAACATTTTTAATTTCAGGCATATATTAGTGTTTTATAACTTTAGACTTACCTCTCATTACTTGAGTAAGCTCCTCTATTTTTAAATTAGATAGTCTTAACTTAGCTTGTCTAGCTTTTGCAAATTTACCTTTTTGAAATCTTTGAATTATATATTCTGGAACATTAGCTCTTGTTGACAGTATAGCGTGAGCAACGTGCTGATACACGGCTTCTTCAGCAAACTTGTGAACTATCATATCCGCGTCTACAGCTAAACCGTCGCTTATGTATTTTAAAGTAATAACTTTGCCAGTCATTGACGAATCAAAGAATATTTTACTTTTAAGTGGATCTATAAAGTAAACACCGTTTGTTTGTGAATTTTCTGGCTCCATGCCATATCTTCTGCCAAATAATTGTAACAACCCAGGATCGTTTTCTAAATCATCTAAGTTGTCAGTTGATGCATTACTAGTGTCTGATTTAAATTTCTTCCAAGTTTCAGATTCGTTGGCTGTTAGTATCTCACCACTTTGATAGTCAAACAAATATTCATATTTGTCATCTTGAAGTATAGGTAGTGGATTACTAGTTTTTCTAGCAGGATATAAAAGCCTTTCAACACCACTTTGATCTAGCCAACTAATTTTCACATAATTAACATAGTCATGTGGTAGTGGCATTTGTAAGCTTGGTGGTATTTCTATTTCTTGAGACTTTTCACTTTTAAATATATCATAGCTAAACTCTTGCATAGCTCTTTTTACATGAAAAGCTACATCTGTTCTTTTTATTTTAGATATAATTTTATCTTCACCTACATAAGCTATAATAAAATTATTAACTAGCTCTTTTAGCTTTATAAACTGGTAGTTTCCATAAACCTCATCGTTAGTACCCCATAAATTATCAGGGCCGTAATAGTATTGATACTGTGTTCCTTCAAATAAAGCCATTTATTATTGTTTTTCTTGTTGTGCTGCAAGCATATCTTCTTGCATCGCTAATTGATATACTGATAAATCTCTAACTAAAACACCAGCTAAAGCTAATATTTTTGTTACAATTTCTACTTCCTCTGAATCATGAAGATCAAAATCATTACTACCTGTAGCTTGATATTGAGCGTTACCTAAAACAGTGTTATAGTTCCAAATAACTCTATCAGGTCTTTTCACGTAGTTTATAGTTACTGGATTCGTTCCAGTTGAATCAGAAGTTATTTCTGATGTACCATAAACTCTTATACCGTTTTCATCTCTAGTATAAATAGGAAAATCATCTGTTGGTTTGGTTATGGCCGAAGAGTTTATATATAAATACTCGTTTCTGTTGACTTTTTCAACTTCAGAGCTTTTATATATAACTGTGCCTAACCTATATATATCTGTAGGTAGATCGTAGTGTGGAGGTGTAGCGTTTTCATCATAATCAAGTGATGCTTGCTTTTCAAATATATTTATTTTTTCGTTCAATATGTTTAACATGTCTGAATACTCTGTATCATTACCATGCAATCTGCTAAATTGATTTATATCGTAAAAATACTGCTCAAATATATCCATTTGAACTTGATTGGCAAACAAATTAAATTCTTCAGGTGTTAAATAACCTCTTTGCTCTTTATTTAACACAGCGAGCACTCTTTGATATACGGTATCTACACTTACTGCCATTTTATATTTTTTATAGTAGTTAGGCCACGTTAAGCGGCCTAACCGCTATAAGTGACTTTATTTTAATCTTTTTTCAATACTTGAGTAAATCTCTACTCCTTCATCTGTTTTAAACCAAGCAGCTAGTGCTGAATAAGGGTTTTCTTCAAAAGGTACAGATAACAGTTTTCTACCTGTTGACGCCCAAGTAAAGTTTCTTTGGTCTTGACTTAAATCAATAATACCGTCTTCTACGGCTTTTATACCAAAATTTCTTAATTGTACGTTGTCATCAGACGCTAACTCTAAGAATAAAATAGGATTTCTACGTGCAAACAACAGCACGTCTCTTTTAATCTCCTTAGAAGTCATAGAATTAACCTTACTACCAACCTCTACTCTTAATATAGCTTCTAAATGATCAATATCTAAGTTTTTAGCAGAGTTCAAAGCTTCAATTTCAGCTTCAAGATATGCTAAATCGTCATTTGCTTGTTTAACATTATCTACTTCGTAATATATACCACCATTTAGCGGGTGATAAAGCGATAATAGTTTTTGTAGTGCTACATTTGCTTTTGGCACAAATAAAGTTCCATTTCTAAAAACAATTTGTTCTAATGTAACTTCACCTTTTTGCTCATCAACAAATGGCGTGCTTTGGTTTGTAGCGTATCTTAATTCTCTTTGATAACCTTTTTCTGGATCAAACCATAATAAAGATCTTTTAACAGAGTGTTTTGCTGGTATTGTAGTTATAATGGGTTTTTTGTTACCAACTAGTTCGTATACTCTGTCTTTTTGTTCCCATACCGCAGGTGCGGTTTTTTCTTTTTTTGCCATGATATGATATAATAAAATTATTAAAAATGTAAGATTTACCCCCGAAGTATATCGAGGGTAATCTTACTTTAATTTACCGATTACGGATTAGACGCAGTGTCTTTCAACAACACAAAGTTGTTAGCACCTTGAACACACAGACATCTTTCTGATAAGAAGTGTACGTTCATTTCGTCAATGTCAGAAGTATAGTTACCTCCAACTGAACCAGTGATCCAAGACTTCATTCTTCTGTCGTCAGCTTCAGAAGCTCTGTAGCGTACGTGTAAGAATGGTCTTTGAATGTTCTTACCAAGCGTTTGGTCGTAAACTGTAGAAACACCAGCAGGTACAAGTACACCGTCGATATCATCAGTTAAACCACGAGTAGCAGCGTCATTCAAATATTTCCAGTCAGTTTTGTAGAAGTCATAAGAACCTCTGCGGAAACCGCTAAATCCTAGATTAAGCGCCATATCCTCAGAATTGTCAAATACACCGTAAGATGTACCGCCAGTTCCGTAAGAATTAGCTCTTGCTAGCATGTTGTCGATAGCTAAAGATGTACCTCTATCTAAGAAAAGCATGTTTTCTTCAATAGCACCTTGCTTATCAAGCTCTTGTAGAATTACATCAAACTCAGCAAGACCACTCAAGCCAGTACCGTTGTTAAAGTCATGATCGTTAAAAACAAGACCTCTACTTTCGATAGCAGCAAAAAGACCTTCAGTACCTTTTACGGTTTGAGAGTTAGCATCTGTGATTGTTTCAGTTGCTTTTTCAGCTTCAACCATAGACATCTCTAGGTAATCTTCAAATCTTAGTCTAGTTTCATGCTCTGACTTTAGATACCATAGATATCCAGAAGTTCCAAGCTCAGTAGTTACTTCGATCCAACCGATCTGAGCAGTGTCAGAACCATTGATTGAATACTTATCTTTTATGATAATTGGACTGTTAGTAAACTTTTGGAAACCAGCGTCGATAGACTTTTGCATTCCAGCAGCACCTTTACCAAACTCAGAACCATAAACAAATACTTTAAGGTCAGTTGGGTTAGAAGCGGCTACGAATGAAGCTGGCCAGTCAGCTTGAGTTAATGGATATGCCTCTAGCTCTCCAGTTGCAGCATCAACAGAAGTAACGAAAGCTTTTACAGTTACAAAACCTTTAGATACTATGATAGTTTGGTTAGCTCTGATAGCGTGACCTTGAGCATTTCCTCCACCGTCAAGCACAACTAAAGTGTGATCTGTAGCGTCATTATTTGTTTTAACTTTTACTGAATCATAAGCGACGTGTAGTCTACCTTGTTCAGACCATACGACTTCGTCAGAAGCCATTGGCATTTCAGCACCTACCATACGTAAAAATGAAGAGATAGATCTGTTTCCATATCTTTCAACTTCTTTTTCATATACTTCTGGCAAGAACTGTTTTGTGAAATCAAAGTCTCCGGAAGTACCGATTGCTAGGTAGTTTTTATCGAAGACAGTTTTTGATGGTGCGGGCGTTAATCCAGCTGGAAACGCACCGCCAGTTGCAAAACTCATATTTTTAGTTTTTTAAAGTTATTCTATTTTCTTATTTTGACTTTTAATCGTGAAGAATCGTCACCGCTTATTGCTCTAACTCTAAGCCCACCAGCTTCCGTAACAGGTTCATGAACACCTCTAGGGTCCATGTCGACGTTTTTAGACTTAGCCACACTATTTTTAATAGCATCAGCTTTGCCTTGCTCGTAGAAATGATTAGCTATTGCATCTGCGTTCATTGCTGTAAAAAGTGCTTTGTGATAACCTTTTGCGTCACCCATCGTGCTGTCTTCCGCTAAAAACTTTTTAACAAAATTGTTTATATCACTTTGTGTTTGCTTAACTTCACTAGCATTTTTAACATTAAATCTATATTTTTTATCGCCAACAGAATATTCAAAACCTTTGAAATTGTCAGAAAAAACTTTATTAGTTTTTTGCAAAAAAATATTTGATTTATTTTTAGCAACTTTATTCTCTTCTTCAGATTCTTTATTATAGCGGTTGAAAAAATCAACTGCCTTTTGCTGATCAGTTGTCAATTTTGATCCAGCTTTAATTTCTTCGTAATACTTAGATTTTAAAGATTCTAGATGATTTTTAGCTTTAGCTACTTCTTCTTTAAAAGCTATTTTAGATTTTCTTACAGATTTTTCGTCATCTAACTCTTCATCATAAGAAAAGTCTTCCATTAATATATCTATATCCTCTTTATCTAAGTGTGGTTTAGTATTTTCATAATACTCTCTAAGTAATTGCTTGTCATTTAAACTAGAATAATCAGTGTTTAGCTTTACGTAATCTTCTAAGCTACCACCTGTTTCATTCATGAAATCAACTACCTTTTGTATGTTTTCAGGTAAAGGTTCGCCTGTTTCTTGCGCTTCGGCTATAACCTCTTCTACCTCTTCTTGAAGCTCTTCAACTTGTTCCTGAACTTCTTCTTCAGTAACTTCTTCTAAAACCTGGTCTTCAACCACATCAGCTTCCTCAGCTTCAGCTTGCTCTGGTTCAGTTTGTTCACTTTCAACTTCTGGCTTCTCAGGTTGATCTTGGTTTAATTTCCTTAGATCAATCTTAATAGTACCATCTTCGTCTACGCTAGATATACTTTCTTGATCTTTAGTTTCAACTTCTTCTTGAGGTTTTTCTACTTCGTTTTCTAAAGTCTGCTCAGTAGTTTTGTCTACAACCTCTTCAATTACAGACTCATTTTCTTGGTTTTCCATGATAAAATATTATATAATTATACATTTACTATTATCACCTGGGTTCAAACGAACCTAAATCAAAATCACCACTTAGTATATCGTTACCAGATGATTCAAAGTTTTTTGGCCCGGTGTTTTTTTGTCTTTGCTCTATAAGTTGGCTTTGTTGTGAAGCTTGTATTTTAGTTCTATCGTCTTTTCTGTTTTCTTTATAAGACTCTTTTACTTTGTGAACTTCAGCTTCTTTGCTTTTCAAAGCCATATTAATTTGGAACTCATAAGCCATCAAATCTTTCTTTAATTTAGCTTCTTCAGAAAGCCTTTGTGATTCAAAATTTGATTTAGCTTGTTCTAGCTGAACTTGAGCACCAACTAAAGCCTGTTGTTTTTGAACTTCTAGTTGTGCGGCAGCTTGTTGAGCTTGCACGTTTGCATCAGCTTGAGCTTGCATGTTAGCTTGCTGTATCTGCATATCTCTTTCTTGCTTCTTTTTTCTTTTTATTTTAAGCAATTGATTAGCAAGCTTAACGTTTTTAATTTCTCTAACATCAATAGCATCTTCTAAATCTATAGTGCCTTGACTAAGCGCCATTTGAATGTTGTTTTCTAGTATAGCTTGCTGCTCATCATCTGGAGCTAAATCTATAAATATACCAAAATCATGCAAGTGCATTTCAGATATATCATCTAACGTAGCAACGTTGTGAACTCCTATAGCTTGTATGAAAGCTTCTCTTGTTGGGCTATACTCTAAAACATCAGATACTCTTAGTGATAATGCTTCTGCTATTTCAGCCGTTAAGAATAAACCACTTTGCAATATATGCCTTGTAGCCGTGTTACTGTTAGCGGCTGCTAGTTTTTGTACACCAACTAAAGCATTTTTGTCAGGCATACTACCATCTCTAGCTTCATTTAATCCCGTCACATCACGTATCATCTGCATGTAATAGTTGTACGTAGTTATTAAAGATGATATTTTATTGTTACCAGAACCTGACTGTATTTCTTGAACAGGTATTTTACCTGGATTCATATCACCTTCAGACGTAAACGATCTACCTATAACAGAACCAGTTTGAAAGAACATATTTAACGCCTCTTGTGGGTTATAGTTAGTTCCATTACCTAAATCTATTTCAGCTAAACCATCAGCATCTAAATATATACCATCAGGCACCATGCGAGATAAAACTTGCTGTAGTTTTAAATGAGTTATCTGAATCATATCAGCAAAACCTATAATTCTACTAACTAAACTCTCTATACGACCTTTATACATTCTAGGCGCAACTATACTGTAGTTCATTTTAACCTTAGTGTGATCGCTTTTAGGTCTCATCATATTTTTAGCTAACTCCCATTTTAGCATTTTATTTGTACCTAAAACTAAAACACCTTCATAAAGAACCTCTATAGATCTTGATATTTTTTCAAAGTTATTATCTAAAACTTCTGCAGGCGGATTAAAAGTGTCGTCTTTTATTAATATTTTAGAAGCGCCTGTTGCTGTCTGTTTCACTTTGTAAACTTCGTTAGCGTAAGTTTTGTAATTAAAATACAGTAGCTGCACAGAGTTTTTATCTATGTTGTTTGTTTCGTTTATAGTTCTATGATAAAAGTCTGTATTCTGTACGCCTTGCTTAGTTATTTCTTCTAAGTCTTCGTTTGTTAATTCTGGGAACTGTTTCTTAAGTTCATTAATAGGTACAGTCTTTATTTCACCTACATAATATATATCTTCAAAGTAAGGTGATTCTGTATAAGAAAATATAATATCAGCAGGATCTACATACTCTACTTTTATACCTTCTGATTTATTAAATGAGGTTTTAGCGCAACCAATACCCAAAACAGTTAAATCGTAGTTTAATCTTTTTCTAAGCAACTCATATCTGTTTCCTTCTAGTATTGTATTTATAGCTTGCTCCTGAGCTATCTCTATAGCTTCTTTATAGTCTAACTGCATGTGAAGCTCTAACTCTTCTTTGTTTTCTGGTAAACTGTTTTGATCTGTTTCAAACAAGCTTATACCAAAAGCTTCTTGAGCAAAGTTATTTAATTCTTTTGTTTGCATGTCTCTAATTAAAGATTCCATATATTCTGTTCTTTTTTGAACACCATAGGGATCTTGTGAGAAAGCTTTTATATCAAAAGTTCTTTCTGAAATACCATTAACAACTATATCTACAAACTTAGATATAATTGGAACTGGTTTCCAGTCTAGATTTAGATAAGATAAATCACCATTTATAGATAACTCATCTTTATACTTTTGTATAGACTGTTCGCCTCGTGCGTACAATCTTCTTCTGTGAAATGTATTTTGATTGTTATAAAACCTATTAGTACCGGAGTCTCTTTTAAACCACTCATGCTCTATAGCTTTAGCAACTTTTAAACCGTACTCTTCGGTTACTTTTTCTAAATCGCTAGCTATTTGACTAGGAAAATAACTTTTTACAACTGACTCAGCCATAATTATTTATTAGTTTTGATCTTGTTCCTTTGTTCTGGTATCTCGCGATACTTAAATTTACTTTATCTTTATTATAACTACTCTTTGGACTGTACATATGTTTGTTACATGCCATTATAGCTAATCCCGAGCTAATTGCAGCATCAAACTTTGTTCTTTTGTTTATATCAAATCTAGCCCAATCGTTTAATGTTTTGTTGAAATATATATTACCGTAAGAACCTTCTTTAATATGGCCTACGTGGTTTTCTATATACATTTCTATAGCGGCTGCGTGAGCCTGCTTAATGTCTTCACTTGTATTAGGTATACCACCAATTTCTTTCTCTGCAACCGATAGTTTGTTCCAAGTTTTATCAGGTCTATTCATGCTAAAACCCCTGTAACCTCTTCTTTTAAAATAATACAAAAGTCTAGGTTTGTTGTTCTCTGCTAGTATAGGCATACCATAAAATATACAAGCCATAAGTACATCTTCAAAAAATATTTCAGAAGTTTGAGGTCTAGCTATATATTCTAAAAAAAATGAGTTAGGAGGTGCGTTTTCCATGCTAAACCTTGTTAGCCCATGCAAAGCGCCTTTTGATCCTCTACCGTCAGTTGTGCCTGATATATCGTAACTATCACAACCAAAAGCACCAATGTGCTCGTTACCAGGTTTTTTCATACCGTTTTTTAGTATGACATTATTTTGTATAGATAAATCTGGTACCCACGATACTAAAAATCTACCTTGATCGTTTGGCATAAAAACAACTTCAGTATCTTTAACACCATTTTTCCATTGAAAATTACCTTTTGATATCAATCCATCTGAAACAGCTTCATTGTAATCTATTTGCTCGTATATTTTTACTAAATTAAATATACTGTTTTTAGTTTCATCTCTAAACGCATGTTCTTCTGTACGTGGAAACTGTCTGTAATATTCGTTTAAAGCATCTTGATCACCTCTTAAACCGTCTACTTCATTGTCCCAGTGCTCTATAACACCTATATCTATGCTTTCCCCATAAGGACCTTCAACTTCTTTTTTTGGAGTGTCGAATACAGGTACTCCATAAGAATCAATGAATCCTTCGTAGTTCCATTCCATAGGTATGAACAAACTATATAGTCCTGAGCGAGTCTGTCCATTGCGGTTTCTTTTCGTGACGTCTGAATCATAATAAAGCTTTTTAAAATTATCACCACCTTTGTCTAGAGCGTTGCTCGTAGATCCCATCATACACTTACCTATAATTCTACTACCTAGTCTCAACGTTGTCTTCGTGACTCGCCAGTTGTTGAGGATGTTGTCCGGCCTTTCCCATTTACCCGATTCGTCATGTACGAGGAGTTTAAGTTTCTCACCGTCGTAGGAGTTATCACCCGTGTTCTTCCAGTCGATTGTTGTATCAAGACCTTCGAGCTCTTCCCTCGTCTGCCCTGACTGTATAGATTTACGCGTGAGCTTTGACGCGGGTACTCTATATGCGAGCTCGGTTTTGGGGCGATCCATACCATCTTGTATTGGTTTAAAGAAAAAGGGGTAGTTGACTGATATTGGTACAACTTTATCGGTAAACATTTTCTTAGCATCGGCCCCAGATTTGGACAATATGCCAAACCGTGAATCAGATGAAATTGTTGCCCAGTTAACTGTTTCTGATGACGCCATAAAAGAAAATCCGGATCTTCTGTTTTTAAGATAGCACATTCCATAACAGCGGCTGTCTGCTTTGCAAGCTTCCCAGAATATAAAGAATAATCTATTTGCTTCTCTAAATTCAGGGGCCCCAACATCAATCTTGGTCCACTGCAAGTACATGTAATGAGTACCAGTAACATAAGTAAGCTCGTCCTTGTTATAGAACCAATACCCTTCATCACGTCTTTTAAATTCTTCATCTATATATGGCTCCCACTTTTGTTTAAAATCATCTGGGTAAGTTTTCCAATCAAATATAGTTTTTATTCTGCTAAGCTCTTTTGGGTATTCTTTTTTAACCCATTTGTTATCCTGCTTATTTATCTTAGGTACAGGTGGCAAGGCTATGTTTAAGTTTTGTATGCTATACACGTCGCCTATTTGACCCGTCTTACTTATGATTACTAGATCTTCTTCTTTGTTGTAACCATACTCCCACCTTTTAGATTTATTAAATCTTTTTAGCTTGTTTATCTTAACAGGGTTTACTATTCTATATAAACTTTGTTGGTACATTACTTACTCCTTCTTTCTGCAAAACCTTTAAAAGCTTCAGTTTTCTTTTCTATAGGTTTGTTTTCTAGTAAAGATTTTTCTTCTTGAATCCTGTTTAGTATTTCAAAAGCGTCAAATATAGCTAACTTCTTTGTTGCTGCGGCGTTTTTTAATCTATCAGCAGAAACATCATCTTCAGTTTCAACTATAGGTTCTTTAGCTACTTTTATTAATTCCTCAACAGCTCTATAGCCAGCTTGGATTATACTCGACTTCGTTTCCTTTACGTTCATATTTTATTGTTATTAAATTAGATTTAACCCTGTAAAGTTTTTCACCATTAATAACAAACTCATATTCTGATCTAGGTTTAAAACCTACTTTAAAACCAGACTTTATGCCGTTTTTAATTAATTCTTCATCAGGGTATTTCATTATACCAACTAAAGGCTTTTCTTTGTTATCAGAAAAAATATCATTATTTTTTATAGGTTTTACAAAGCAATAACCTTTTACAGGTTTCCAGTCTTTATTTCTTTTGTATAAAAATATTTGATCAGGGCTAGCAAAAAAAACTTCTTCATCAAAAAAACTTTTACTGTTTTTTTCATTACCCTTAACATCATAAAACCTCCTAAAAACATTATGATGTATTATTACTTCATCTCCTTTTTTAACGTTAGTTTTTTCTAACATAGGAGTTTCTAAAACAATACCGTGCCTACTTACATATAAATGATTTTGCAGCTCTGTGTTTAATATAAGCTCTTTATCTTTTATTTTTTTAGTAGATGTACTCCTTTTTTCTTTTGGCTTTACTATAAAGTTAAAAGGACTACGCATTAATATTCTAAATTATACTCTACGGCTATTGCCATATTTTTATTAAAATCTTTCCAAGGTAAAACCTCGTTATTTTTTTCTATATACACAGAATACTTTTTTTCTTCTTCAACTATCTGATGTATAGAGTGTCCGCCATAAACTTCTTGCCCAACAGCATAGTGCATAGCTTCATTTTTATAGTCTCTGCCTATACTAATCTTCCTTATCAGTTTCATTTTCATCTATTTCTTTATACTCACCAGTTTTTACATCAATAGAAACTTTACCATATTTTTCTTCTAAATCGGCTTGTTGTGCTTGAACTTGCTGTCTGGCTGTAACCATTTCATGCAGTAAAGCGTGTTTTTCTATTTCGTATAAACCCAACTGAGATTGTATTGATTGTATTCTATTTACTACTTCTTGAAGGGCTTGTAGCTCTTTTTTATTAATTTTTGACATAATAATTTAATTTAATTGTGGTTAATGTTTATTCTTCACTTTCTGCAGGAGGCGCAAGAAAAGATAATTCTTCTCCAGTTACCTCTACATTTGTTGGTGTAATTATTCTATTAATTTCTTCTTCAATCAGAGAGTTCATGTGATTTGTTGGGTGAGCAGCTTTAGCCCACTCAATAACTTTAGCCTCTGTAAGATCCGCTAACGCTATAAAATCACCTTCAGCATACCCTTCTTCAGGAACTACTAATGGGCAAGCGCCATTAAATACAGCTGAATGCCCTGAATCAGCATCTGTTCCTGTATATTTAAAATTAATGTGTGTGATTACATTCGACAATCCGTCTAACGTGGGTGCTTTTTTCATAGCCGTAATCGCCCACTCGTAACTCATATTCATAATTTATAATTTATTGGTTGTATATATGTTAAATAATCACTTGTTTTAATAATTATCTAAACTTCTAAAAAATAAACTCTCATTGTTCCAACGGTTGCTCCATACGCTCCATAAAAAAAAGTAAAAGTAGGACTGCCGACCTCATTGTCAATATAACTCCACTCAGGGCTTCGTAGCCAAAAGTTTTTATTTGGATAACCAGAACCATTGCTACTAGTTTCAGTATATACATGCATACCGTTAAAAGGGCTTGATGTTAAACCAGTACTTCCAGAAGGAGTTCCGTTGCTTCTTCCAACCCATCTTCCGTAAGCACCTGTGTTAGTTCCAATGCTACCAAACGTTGTTGCTGTGTAACTACTTGAATTGTTTGTATTTGTTTCCCAATTGCCATTTAAAGTAAAATTCGGTTTTAATTGTGCTGCGCTAAACGTAGAGCCTCCAAAACCAGTACTCATTGCTTGCCATTGATTGGGGCTTCCAAAAAAACTCCCATACCAAGGCATAGATATCATATCTAACTGAACATCACCTGTGTAGTTTGATCCTGAAACGTAATGAAATACAGCTCTGACCGTTTTACCTTTAAAAGCACCAACGTTTATTGAGTATTGAGTTGATGATGTTGTTTGCGAAGAGTGTTGCTGGCCGGTTATTGTTTGGAGCAATGTTAAAGCTGTTTTGTCGTGATCATAAGAGTAAAATTCAGACATGCTATGAGGAGTAGACCCGTCTGGTCTATCTGCAGAAGCATTTGCTGTATTAATAGCATCAAACCCGCCTGCGCCTGTACTCATATTTGTTAATGAAACAGGGGTAGCTCCATTAACGGAATCCCTATATATACTATAAGGCATAGTATTAGTATAGTCGTTAAATTCCATTTCTAGAGCAATTTTAAACAAAGATAAGTTAAGGGTGCTAGAACTAGGAACTGCCATTGATTATAGATTTAAGTTCATCAATTTGTTTTTGTTGTTCTTGAACTGCTCCTATCAAAGTTGAAACAAGATGCTCGTAGTCAACTTGTTTGTATGAGGTATCGTCATTTAGTCTTTCGTTTTCTCTAACTACTTCTGGGATAATTTTTTCAACCTCTTGTGCTATAAGACCAATTTCTTTTTTGTCTTTTCTATACCCTTCTTTCCAATTATATTCAACTGGGTTTAGCTTTAATACTTTATCTAAATTACCTGTAGTGGGCTTTATATTTGTTTTAAGACGCTTGTCAGAAAAATTATAGTATGCAACCACATCATTTCCAAATCGTCCATGCCCAGTGTTAGAAATTTGTGCATAATAATCAGATCCGTTTCTAACGTGAACTCCGTTAGAAGCTGTGATATCAAACATTATTCCTCCATTGGCTACAAATTCAATATTATTACCGTTTCTTTTAATATATTCGCCCTCTGAAGTAGAGCTACCAAAGACAAATCCTTGTGCACCACCTGCATATACATTATTTGCAAAAATAGCATGTTCACTACCTTGTATTCTACCGGTATCTAAATCTATAAATGCCCTAGTAGTACCCGCACCGTTAAACTTTAGTTGATTATTAGAAGTGTCCCAGTATATGCCCCAGTTAGTTGCAGTTCTTAACCAGTAGCTATTAACATCATTAAACTGTATACCACCGTTATTATTATTTACAGCTATATTTCCGCCGTTTACTGTTAAATCTCCAGACAGTGTGCCGCCGGATAACGGTAAATAATTTCCTAGTGAGGATGCAGTGGCATAGTAACTTCCCTGCTGCCCATCAAGCAAGTCAGCATCTAATCCTGAACCTGAGCCGTCAGAAGCGCTTGTCCAAATTTCTCTCCAACCAGGGCTATAACTAGATCCTTGGTCATTATAAACAAACATTTTATTTGCAGATCCACCAGTATTAGGCGCTATAACCAGCGCTGTAATATTTCCTCTTGTGCTGTCAGAAGAGTTATCTGTCCAGGTTAACCACGAGGTGCCTGCTAGCTCTGTCAATCTTCCTGCATCCGACAAATCTGAATTACCAGCATAGCTCCAGTTCGTTTTAAATACTGAAGTAAAAGAATCAAACCCTCCAAAGTTTTCTATTTCGCTTATAATAGCCGCCGTTGTTGTTCCGTCATTTAAACTTACTGTTCCTAAAGATCTTATATGGTCTTTATTTGCATAATAACTTCCTTGTTGACCGTCTAATAAATCTGCGTCTAGTCCTGAACCTGAGCCGTCATTTTGATCACTCCACATTTTAGACCAACCCGTTGTTCCAGAACCAGCGGTGCTTCTATAGTAAAGGTTTTGATTATAAAAACTTGCAGAGAGCTGCATAGCGTAGTAATTGCTATCATTGCTGTGCGTACAAGAAATTAAATGAGCCCATGATGTATTACCTCCTAAAGCCGGCCAGCCTTCTCCTGATGTGGGTGATGAATCTTGATAAAATCCAGTTTCTGTTCTAGTTGATATGTCAGTTTTAGAAAATGAATCATAAGGAAAAACAGGGTAGCTTGACCAATAACCACTGCTATTAATTACTTGTGTAGTATTTGCTGTTGTGGTATTTAATTCGGTGCCAACATAATAACCTCTTGATACAGATATGTGATCGCCAGTATAAACACCTGCTCTAACTAGTGACCCATTTTCCGCTCCATCACCTTTAATATTAATAACAGCACCTAAGGTTTTTCCGTTGTGTACAGGGTT